CAAATGATCCCCGATGATATAAAAGATCGGCTGGTGGAGAGATATATCAAATGAGACGCGCAGCCCGTATAGACGCTAATCAAAACGAGATTACAGAAGCCTTTCGGAAAATGGGCGCAACGGTAGCGATTACTTCAAGTCTCGGTAAAGGATTCCCTGATCTGACTATCGGTTACAAAGGATTAAACATATTGATTGAAGTGAAGGACGGAACTAAACCGCCGAGTCATCAGAAGTTAACGCCGGATGAAACAGAATTTCACTCAACGTGGCGCGGAAACGTAGTAACGATAAACAGCATTGATGGGGCAATTAAACTATTAGAGAGTATTCGATGAAATTCTTTAAATTATTTTGCCGCCATAAAAACGTTAAAAGAATGGTAAAGGGCGATTATTACAAACATGCTCGGCAACCTAATAAATACTTTCTAACGATATGCGTTGATTGCGGATGCATAACGCATGGGTATTGGATGAAAAATAAACTATTGGAGGGGATAAAGTGAATATTAAAACCATAAAAGAAAGGCTTGAACATTACCCGGATGAGTACGAAATAAAGTTTGCTAATGATTATGACGGAGAATTGGAAATTCTATCAATTTACACTGATGACGCCGAAACCGTTTGGGTGGATCTTGGTGAAAATCCTTAGCCTCCTCACCGGCCTCACCTTATTAACTCCCTACGCAGTAGGAGAAGGAGAGATTAATCTTCCTGAAAGTGAGATAGAGCTATTAATCATGAACTATAGCGATAACGCTCCAAACGTATATTTTAGGTGCCTTCAGAATAATGAGGGTGAGTGGTGTACAGCTGGTCAGAAAATTGAGGATAGGTGGTTATGAAAGAACTTCCAATTTTATTCAGCGGTGAAATGGTGCGCGCGATTCTCGAAGGTAGAAAAACGCAGACACGGAGAGTTGTTAAACCACAGCCCGTTTATGATCATGGTGCATGGTGTGTCCCAGGATTTACATGTAACACAGAACATGGTTTTAAAGAATCAGTTTTGCTATCTTCTTTTCGGTGCCCTTATGGAAAACCTGGCGACCGGCTTTGGGTGCGCGAGACTTTTGCAGTTGATTACGAAGTCGGAGAAGGAACTCGCGGACAAATTCCTCCGGTAGTTTTTTATCGCGCTACCGATAAAGAAACAAACTGGACATCAGGAAAAACGCCTTGGAAACCATCTATTCACATGCCGCGCAAATATTCTCGCATCACCCTCGAAATCGTATCCGTCAGGGTCGAGCGATTGCAGGATATAACCGAAGATGATGCAAAATCTGAGGGATGCAATGAGATTGTAAGCAAATGGTGGCAATGGTTTGGGTATGTTGACGGACATAGATCAGTAATGGAAGGCGGCGATCCAAGCAAACCACCAGCACCGCATTGGATAAATCCTGAAATCCAGGAGTATCGCAGATCAAGAAAAGATCAATTTCAAATACTTTGGAATAGCATTAACGCTAAGCGTGGTTTTGATTGGGATTTAGATCCATGGGTATGGGTAATTGAATTTAGGAAGCTGGATGAAAAAACCTGAAATCCTCCCATCCCATTACTACGGTGACCCTGCAAACGTAGTTAAGTTTGAAAACGAAACCTGTAAAGGTTGTTTGCATGCCAGGTTTTCTTCGGTGGTTCCAGAGGGGTGGTGCCACAAAAAGAAGAAATTCGGCCTTCGCTGCGAACTGTATAAAAAGGACATTTCAAATGCGAAATGATCCTGAGGTAACAGAAGATCCAAAATTAAGCGAAATAAAAGAGCTGCTCCAGCAATGGGGGCGCAGTTGTTTTGGGCGAGTTGTCCCACCCAATATGCGCTATCAGTCGGAATGCTCTTATACAAAGCTAATCCAGATTCCAAGCAAGGTTCATCATCAGCCGAACCAAGAGATGATGACAACCATAGACAAGATAGTAATGAGGCTTCCAGAACAGCCTTATGATTATCGGTTGCTTATTAGAATCCAATTTGCTTTTACTAATACTCCGTTGCCAATGAAGTGTCGGTTAATTGGTGTGCAGAAAACCCGATACTACGAAGTGCTTAAAGATGCAATGCACATGGTAAAAAATAGGCTAAAACATGGGTAGGCCAGCTTTTGCAGGTGTATTGCTTGATTTTGTAGTTGCCAGAAATGAATTGATTATTGAAAGGAACGAACAGGAGCAAAGACGGGCTAATATTGAGGGGAAAAAGAGGAAGATTTTAAACTCAACTTTAAGGCAGTACCCATCAAGACTGGCCCAGGCCAATAAGCGACGAGCTCAGTTATCAAGAGCCATTCCTGGCTGGGCTGATGAACAAAAGATACTTGAGCTTTACCAAAAAGCGAAAGAGTTAGAGCGTGAGACAGGGGTCGAATATAACGTTGATCATATCGTTCCTCTGCTATCGCATTTAGTTTGCGGCCTTCATTGCGAGCAAAACCTGCAAGTTATTCCCGCCGATGAAAACAAAAGGAAATCGAATAAATATTGGCCAGATATGCCATGAAAAAAATATTGACGTAGCGGAAAAAAAGGGTTATAACACGTATAAGCAATGTATGCTTGAGCAAGTATCACTGCTATGTTTGTAAAGTTGTCACTGTAAAGAATTTAAGATTTACAGCATGGGAAGAAATTCCCCGATCCCGCGAAGCGGTGAACCGTCCGGTGCCCCACGAGCGTTGTAAGACGATAAGAGTCGCATGCTTAAAATGGAAACCCTGATCAGAAATGGTCGGGGTTTTTTATTTGTATTTTCCTCCTCTTACGTTAAAGAGGTTCAGCCCCTTAATCGGGGCTTTTTTATTGGATAAATCATGGCAGATAAAACAATGTACATAAGCGAGATGCTAAAACCCTCTCCTAAGATGTTGGGGAGTGGAATGGCTGAAAGAGCAGCTCAAGCCATGAAGGATAGAGATTACCAACTTCACGTTCAAGAGATGAAGGCTCAGCAAAAAGAGCCTCTTGATTATGACGAATGGAAGAAGCAACAGAATTCTTAAGGTTACCTGAACCTCAGATCAGGGCAATGCGAACTGTCGCAAAATCAACAGTGTAAGGTTGAATTAACATGGCTGATTTAGGTGGCGCTCCAAAAGGGAACCAAAACGCGGCCAAAGGTAAAAGATGGGCTGACGCAATTGAGCGCGCATTAGAAAGACGAACTATCTCAAGGTCTGATGGTATCGCAGAATTAGATGCGTGTGCCGATGCTTTGATTGATTGCGTGCTTGCAAAGGACTTATCAGCAATTAAAGAGCTTGGTGATCGTTTGGACGGCAAGCCAAAACAACAAGTCGAGGTCGCTAATGGCGAGAACGGCGCATTCATTATTCAATGGCAACAATCGTAATACCTTATTCGCCAAGACCGCTACAAACAGAGATACACAAAGCATTAGATGAGTTCCGATTCGGCTCTCTGGTTTGTCACAGACGGTTTGGGAAAACAGTTCTAGGAATAAACCACCTTATAAAAGGTGCGCTTACTTGTAACAAAGAAAGGCCTAGGTTTGCTTATATTGGCCCGACTTACCGGCAAGCCAAAGCAATCGCCTGGGATTACTTAAAACATTACGCAGGCGTTATCCCAGGGTTTGAGAAAAACGAAGTAGAGCTTTATGTGAGATTACCGGGTGATCGTCAGGTGAGATTGTTCGGTGCCGACAATCCAGACAGCCTTCGAGGTTTCTACTTTGATGGTGTGGTTCTCGATGAATACGGATTGATGGCTTCCAATATCTTTTCAGAAGTTATTAGGCCGGCTTTATCAGATCGCCAAGGCTGGTGTTTATTTGAAGGAACGCCAAACGGTAAAAACCAGTTCTGGGATATTTGTGAATTAGCCAAGACTGAGCCTGGTTGGTTCTATAAAGAGTTTAAAGCAAGCGCAACCGGGATCATTATCCCAGAAGAGTTAGAAGCGGCCAGAAAGGTAATGACGCCTGAAGAGTACGCTCAAGAGTACGAGTGTAGTTTTGAGGCGAGCGTTAAAGGGGCTATTTACGGCAAAGAGCTATCTGCTGCTAAAGAAGATGGCCGTATTGCGAATGTTCCTCACGAGCCATTGCTTCCAGTTAACACGTTATGGGATTTAGGAATAGGCGATTCGACATCAGTCTGGTTCTACCAACAAGTCAGAAAAGAAATCAGATTCATTGATTACTACGAATCTTCAGGCGAATCATTAGCGCATTACATTCAATATCTGCAAAGAAAGCCATACATATACGGCAAGCACTGGGCGCCGCATGACATACAAGTCAGAGAGTTGACCAGCGGTAAAAGCAGGTTAGATACAGCGGCATCGATGGGGCTGAAATTTGATGTTGCTCCAAATATAGGAATAGAGGACGGCATTAATGCAGTTCGTTTGATGCTTCCTAAATGCTGGTTTGACCAGACTAAATGCAAAGCAGGGTTAGAGGCTCTTCAAAACTATCGAAGGGATTACAACCAAAGACTAAACGAATATAAAGCTGTTCCCGTTCATGATTGGGCGAGTCATGGTTCTGACGCATTCAGAATCGGGGCTGTTGCTATTAAAGACATTGAAGAAAAGGCAAAACATGTTGAACCCCAAATCTATCGCGGCAACGGCGGTTGGATGGCTTAATGTCAGATTATAAAGAAGGCTCTGACGAAGACATTCTCGCCACGGCGAAGAAACGTTTTCAAGCCTGTTTAAGCGCTGAGAGCGAAAACCGTGAAAGCGCTTTAGAAGATACAAGATTCTATGCTGCTTCTCCTGATAACGGTTATCAATGGCCTGAGAAGATTAAGTCCGCTCGTGAGAATGATCCGAATGGGCCAAGACCGTGTTTAACGATTAATAAGTTACCGCAACACGTCAGGCAGGTCACTAACGAACAAAGACAGAATCGGCCACAAATAAAGACTTTGCCGGTTGATTCTCATGGCGATGTTGAGATAGCCGAGATTTACAACGGGATTATCCGTCACATTGAGGTTCAGTCGGACGCAGACATAGCTTACGACACTGCATGCGAACATCAAGTCGTGGGTGGCGAGGGATTCTTTAGAATCCTGACTGATTACACAGATGACAATTCATTTGATCAGGAGATTTTGATCAAACGGATTAAAAACCCTTTTTCTGTGCACATGGATCCTGAGATTCACGATCCTACAGGAGCTGATCAGCGGTACTGCTTCATTGCTGAAGACATGCCGGAAGAAGAGTTTGAGAAGAAGTATCCAAAGGCGCAGAAGATTGATTGGAGCTTCGATACCAAAGGCGATATGTCCAATTGGTACTCAACAGGCGCTAAGAAAGTCAGAATCGCCGAGTATTTTTACACTGAATATCGAGAAAAAACACTTTTAGCCTATCCGAATGGATGGACAGGTTTTAAAGAGGACGTGCCTGAAGGAGAAGAGATACCAGAAGGCGCTAAGTCTCGTAAAGTCATCACCCGAGAAGTGAAGTGGTGCATGATCAATGGCAAAGAAGTTCTGGAAAAACGTGAATGGGCGAGTCGTTACATTCCTGTTTTAAGGGTGGTTGGGAATGAAATCGTTGTCGATGGAAAAACTACGGTTTCAGGCTTGGTGAGAAACGCCAAAGACCCTCAGAGAATGTACAACTACTGGTCAAGCCAAGAAACAGAGATGTTGGCTTTGGCTCCGAAGGCTCCTTTTATTGGTGCTCAGGGGCAGTTCGAAGGCTTGGAAGCGAAATGGCAAGCCGCGAACATTAAGAATTTTGCTTATCTTGAATATAAGCCTGTCATCGAAGGCGGAACACTAGTCCCACCACCTCAAAGACAAATGCCGCCGATGGCGCAGCAAGGGTTTATCACTGCTAAACAAGGTGCGGCTGAAGATATTAAAGGCACGACAGGTCAGTATGACGCAAGCCTTGGTATGCAGTCTAACGAGACTTCCGGTATTGCGATACAACGCCGTCAACGCGAAGGAGACGTTGCCAACTTTCACTATGTTGACAATCTGTCCCGTGCGTTAAGACAGGCCGGCCGCATTATTCTCGACCTTATTCCGAAGATTTACGACGTTAGCCGGATTGTTCGAATTATCGGTGAAGACGGAACACCTGATCATGTCGTGATCGATCCAAAACAACAAGAAGCGATCAAGAAGATCATGAGTAACGGGAAAGAAGTAGGGAAATCTATTAATCCCAATATCGGACGTTACGATGTAACCGTAGTTGTAGGGCCGAGCTACACGACTAAACGTCAAGAAGCCGCTGAAGGTATGGTGCAGTTGACTCAATCTAACCCGAACGTTTGGCCGATTATTGGGGACTTGTTGGTTAGAAATATGGATTGGCCTGGTGCTGAAGAAATGGCAGAACGTCTTAAAGCGATGTTACCTGACCAGATCAAAGCGTTGGAAGACAAAGGTCAAGATCCAAAAATGCAACAAGCGCAACAAACTATCGAACAGCTTAAACAACAACTCGAAGCCACGACGCAGTTTGTAAAACAGTTACAGCAAGGTTTCGAAGCCGCTAAAGCGGATAAAGCAAAGATGGATTCAGTTATCGCCGCGTATGAAGCAGAAACCAATCGACTTAAGGTTGTGCAGCCAACGATGACACCAGAAGAAATCAGTGCTTTATGCTTGAAGACATTCCAGCAATTAATGACAGGCAGTGACGTTGATCCTGGTCAACAACAAACGCAGACGCAACAACCACAACAACCGCAATAAGGATATTAAATGGGCGCAAAGACTATTACTAATCAAATGGGTTATCAGCAAATTACTAGTTTGAGTTCTGCTCAGAGCCTCACGGTCCCAGCTAAAGACCCAAACACCGGGGTAAACCAAAAGCCTGCGTTTGCATTGATTACACCTGAAACGCAAGCTGTTAGATATAGAGATGATGGCACCCCTCCAACTGCGACTGTCGGAATGCCTGTTGCCGTAGGAACAACGCTCCGATATGACGGAGACCTTTCAAAAATTCAATTTATCGAGCAAACAGCATCGGCAAAACTGAATATTGTTTATTACGCATAAACCGTACCGGTAAGGATAACCGGGGGACTGTCGGGAGATAGTCCATTCCCTTAGATGGAGCATGTATGTCAGAAGTTAGCCAGGTAGCGACACCTGAACCAATCGCGCAAGAACCTGTAGTAACGGCTACACAGGAAAGTAACGAAACGCCGGAAGCAAAGACGTTCACTCAAGAACAATTGAATGAAATCGTCCAGCGGGAAAAGGCAAAAGAGAAACGCAAGGCAGAGGAAGCGAAAAAGGAAAACGAATACTGGAAAAAGCTCGCTCTTGAAGGTAAAGAGAAGGCCGCTCCAACGGTTTCCAATGAACCTCCGCGCCGCGATCAGTTTGAGACTTACGAAGAATTTCAGGACGCAAAAACTGAGTACAAAATCCAGTTGCGCGTAGCTGAAAAGCTGGCCCAAAAGGAAGCAGCAGATCGTGAGGCCCAAGCCCAAGCGGAACGCGACAAGGTCATTAGATCGTATAACTCTCAAGTCAAGGAAGCGACTAAGAAGTACAGTGATTTTGAGGAAGTCGTAGCAGAGTCCGGAGCACCGATTACCCCCACCATGGGAGCGGAGCTGTTGGAATCTCCTATTGGCGCTGAAATGACTTACTACTTAGCTCAACACCCTGATGAGTCCGAACGTATTGCCAATTTACCCGCTAAAGCACAAATCAAAGAGATAGCGAAACTTGAAGTGAAGCTTTCACAAAAAGAATCGCCGTCAAAGGAGCTTTCAAAAGCGCCCGCACCTATTAACCCATTAAGTGGAACAACGATAGTCAACGATGACCTTCCGTCACCGAAAGACGACATTGGGACATGGATGGAGAAGGAGCGTAAGCGAATGGAGAAAGCAGGCAGACGTTACTAATCCATCAGACTTAAAACGACCGGTTAACCCCGGTTTTTTTACGCCTGTTACATAGGGGCTAATCATGGCTAATAGTTATATAAACATATCGGACGTGACCCGTAAGGCTCTCATGATTCTTGAGAATACTTCGGTAGTCACGCGCAATTGTAACCGCGCTTACGATGATCGTTTTTCCATTGAAGGCGCAAAAATCGGTACAGCATTGGCAATTCGCTTACCACATCGTGCAACTGTAAGAACTGGTGCCGCATTAGGTGCTGTTGATATTCAAGATCAAACCGTAACCTTAAACGTTACCAACCAAGCTGGTTGTGATCTTAACTTCACTACTTCAGATTTAACAATGAAGATCGATGATTTTAGCGATCGCTTCCTGATGCCGCGCATCTCTCAAGTCGCTGCTTACATTGATTATGATGTTTGCGCGAACATCTATAAAGATGTGTACAACTCAGTAGGCACTCCAGGGACAACCCCTTCGACCTCTAAAGTTTTGTTAGACGCACAACAAAAACTTAACGAGAACGCAGCGGGAATGTATCCACGTTACGCCGCTGTCGGCCCTGCTGCAAATGCGGGTTTGGTTGAAGGTCTTAAAGGGCTCTTTAACCCAGGCGGTACGATCAGCCGTCAATTTAAATCCGGCATGATGGGCGAAGACGTATTGGGCTATGCGGAAATCGCAATGTCTCAGTCTATGCCTAACCATACAACCGGTGCTTGGGGTACGACTATCACCTCAACCAACACGGTTTCAACTCAAGGTCAGGCGACATTAGATATTTCCTTTACCGGTTCTTCAAAGACCTGGAAAAAAGGCGACGTATTTACCATCGGATCGGTCTACGCAGTTAACCCACAGACCCGCGCAAGCACTGGCTCATTACAGCAATTCGTAGTGACAGAAGATTTGACTGCATCGTCTACCGGCACTTTGAAAATCAGCCCTGCTTTATACAGCACAGGCGCATTACAAAACATCGACTCTATGCCGCAATCCACCGCTGCAGTAACGATGTTGGGTAGCGCTTCCACTGTATACCCGCAAAGCCTTGTTTATCACCGCGACGCGATTACTTTCGCAACCGCTGATTTGGTGATGCCTAAAGGTGTAGATATGGGCGCACGCGAAAA